TATTGTTATTACTATCTCTGTAATCGTATAATTTTTTAGTAGTTTCATAATAACAACTACTTGTATTTTTATGTAAATTAGACACAACAATAGCACTTGCTAATTTTGTATAATCAGGATGAATGGACGACATAGAAGCACATTGTTCAGCAGTTAATTCATCAATTTTAGTAGTTTGAATATTATCATATAATTGATCAATTACTTTTATTGCTAATTGAGCAAAGATAATATGTTGTAAATTAAAATGTTTTCCTAATGATTTAATGCGTTTTAAAATTTTGTCAAAAGAAATTGCCTCTCTTTTTCCATTACGCTTAAGCACATACATGTCTAAATCATTAGATTTAGTATTTCTCATAATTAATTTGTACTACTAATATTTATAAATTAATTTTAAATAAAAACAATATATTATATTTTTACATTTTACATAGTTATTAAGCATCCAACTTTTGGAAAATCGCTTTTTTGTTTATCTTCTTCATATTTCATTTTTTGTTTCTTGCTTATGCGCTCAACATAACTTCCAGATTCTTTTTCTTCAATTAAATTATTCCAAAATATTTCGATATAAGGTTGAGCATTTTTAAACCATAATTTATTTCTTAATACTAAAACGCAACTTATGACTTCTAATTTCCAATAAATATTTCTTACATATGTTTTATTGTTATTCTTTAAAACTTGTGCTTGTATCCAAGCAGTATATTCTTTATTATCAATTTTGCTCATAACAAATGGAGGATATTCATAATGAACATAACCATTTGTATCACAAAATTGCATAATAAAACCACGATAGTTATCAGAAACATCATCTAAATAATCTTCTTGTGATAAATATTCTGTAAACTTGGTTTCTAAAAAGTCGCACTCATTTAAATTACATACTTCCATTTGTAATTGCATTTGTATCCAATATGCAGGCATAGGAATACCGTCAATTTCTCTTGAAACTACATTTTTTATTTCAAGCATTCTACCATAAAGCGGACTTTTTTCATCACAAACAATACCGTCTGGAGATGCGGCAATATAACTATATTTATTATGTTTAACACAACCAAATTCTGATACAGTTGTATTGTTAATAAATTCATAATATAAAATAGACACCCGTTCAAATTTCTGCCCCCAGTGCATTGGGGAATTTAAATTAGTATTTTTAAATTTATTTACATCTAATGGTTCTGATTTTTCAATAATTAATTGTGATTGACTATAATCACTAATAAAAATTTTATATATATTAGATGCTGTAAGTGCCGAATTTCTAAAAATATACCATGCATCGCTTCTTTGTTCTGGTTGTGGAATATTTTTTAAATATGTAAGTTGTGCTTTAATTTTAATAAAATTAGGAGAATCCTTATCTAGATTAATTTTTTTTACATATGTTTTTTTATATGACCTTTTTGGTATGTAAAATTTAAATAATATATTTTGACACAATTTAATAGTTAAACATAATAACACATGTGCTTCGTTATTTCCAATATTAAATAATTTACTTAATAAATGATTTTCAATATATTGAGCGAGTAATAGGTGATAAGTTGTGAAGTATATTTCTTCATATAAATCATAATACATTAATTGTAATATATCAGTATTAATATACTCTAACATATAGTCAATTATACTTACTAAAAATTGAGAATAGTTGGTTATTACTTCGTTGTTTTTTAACTCTACTAATGACTCAATATTAAATTTTTTAATTAAATAATTAAAATATTTAATATAACTGTTTAATTTCATTGTTATTATTATTAAATTATTATTAAATAATAATAATAAGTTAAATCAATTTTTATAAAAATTGAATTAATTAAGAGTTTTATTATTCAAGTATTTTAATAGTTCTTGCTTTTGATTTATTTTCTTGCGGTAAACACTTTACTGTAGATATATGTTTATCATCCTTTTTTAAAGCAAAAACTCTGTTGTTATTATCAAAATGTAAATTTGGAATATCAATAATAATTCCTTTTTCTTTATCATAATGAACATCTTTTACCTTTGTTAATGCTTTACGTTCCAAACATTTTAATAAATATTTTTTACATTTATTTACCTCATCATCATTTAAGGTAAATTTTTTTTCTAATATTTCTACATGGCTTATCAATTTTTTTACTTTTTGAGTTTTATCTAATTTGCTCCAATTCTCTTTTTGATTTGCGTTTGTTTCATCTTCTAAATATTTTGATAAAGTATTATTATTAGTGTTATTTACATCAGGAACTATTTCATGTCCATTAAGCAACATTGTTTTGTAAGCTATATTTTTTAATTCTTTACAATAATCAGTTTTTTCTTTTTTGTTTTTGTCAGATAAATTGTTTTTTGATGTAGATTTTACTTGTATAATTTCATCTATAATACTATCGGTTTCTTCTTTGATTTCTTCTTTTATTTCTTCTTTTAATACTATCATTATAACTTTATTATATTTAATAAAGTTATAATTTTATATAATAATCATATATTAATATATTAAAAAATAAAATATAAAATAATAATAACATATAGTTGGTAAATGAGTAAGATAATTTTTTGTAAATTGTCTAAGAAATCTCTTTATAAAAAAATAGATAATATTGAAACTAATATTGAAACTAATATTGAAGAAAGTCTTCAAGAAAATAGAACTACTGCTAATAAAACTATTGTTAATAATACTTCAATAAGTGAAAAAAAATCATATTTACAATTATTAAATAAAATTAAAGCATCTATTGCTGATTCAAAAACAAGTTTTACAGATATAAGTTCTAGTATAATTAATATATATGATAATTATGAAGAGCAATTATTATGCTTACATAAATTACTTAATGGTAAAGTGTTTGATGAGAAAAAATATTTTATTCAAGCATTAAAAAATAAACTAGACTCGTATAAACAACAAGACAAAAAAAAAACATATGATACATATGATAATTTTATAACATTGGAAAATATTATAGAAAAACTGATTGCTTACAATATGAGATGTTATTATTGTAATAGCAAAACATTGATATTATTTAAAAATTTGAGAGATGATTATCAATGGACTCTTGATAGATTAAATAATTATGATGAACATAGCAATGCTAATACCATAATATGTTGCTTAAAATGTAATTTACAAAGACGCAGGAAAAATAGTGAAAAGTTCAAATTTACGAAACAATTACAACATAACTTATTGCTTTTAAAAAAAATTGATTAAAAAGTATTTATTATTTATAATTAGTATTTATAGATAATAACTGTTATTAAATAAAAGTAAATAAAAATGTCTAACTTAACTGTTAAAAAATCAAAACAAATTAAGAAAATATTAGCACTATTACAAAAAGCAACTATTTCAAGTATTGATTATGTATCATCAAGAGAGGCCTTTTTTTGGAACGATAATAATAGACAAGCATTTCAACAATTTAATAATTTATTTGTTGATGCACAAATTCCAGAAGGATTAAATAGGAATATTAAAATATTATATCAAATTTTAGGACATCAAAAAAGAGAAATTTATTATGGACCATGGACTATTATGAGTTTAAATGAAGCATTAGAACGTTATAAAATAATTTGTGCTAAGGGACAAACTAATGTCTTTGATATTGGATATAAATATGACGGTATGGGATATATTAATGTTTTGAGTTGTGATTTGACTAATCATCTATTATTTTATAGACCAGATGGTGGTTCTAATGACTATGATAGGCAATATAATTTCAACGAATTAATTAAGAACGGATCACATCCTCATGAAAAGTTTTACTTTAGCAAGTGGTTTTATAATGTGTTATAAACTAATGTTATTGTTTATGTGTGTGTGTTTTTCTTGTTTTTTGTCGAAAAATGCGTCTTTTCTTAAATGATTTTTTGTTCTTTTTATTATGGCGTTTTTTTTTGATGGTTTTTCTTTTCTTTAAATTACGAAAACGACTACGACCCCCATAAGCAAGTGTAGGATCTTCAGGTACAGTTTCAATAACTAGTTGATTTATATATATATTGGGATTTTTTTTTTTTTGCTCGTCTAGTTCATCTGGTGTAAGATAAGCATAATGAACATATATTTTATCACCGTAATACTTATAAGGTTTAAAATTTCCATATTGATTAATCAATACATCATAAGAAAATTCTGCACAACATGACAATGGTGCACGACCTTCATATTTATAAATAACTTTTTCATACTCTAGTTCTCTCATTCTATCAATTGTTTCTGGATTAATTCTTCGATCGGGATCACCTGATTTAATGTAATCTGGATTATCATTATATAAACCTGAGTCATTTGTGTCTCCTCCTATAACAACTAACTCTGGAGTAAAGACAAATACTTCTCTTGCTGCCTCCATGTAATCTCCAATCGCCGGTTTAAGCAATGTATTTGTTAATCCAGGCTCATTTGGTCCGTGTAAGTTAATTAATACTACTCCTGGATTAAGTGTTTTAACACAAGAAAAATTTCTACCAAGATTAATACGATTAGATATATAGTTTGAATGTAATCCTAAATCATTACCGTAAAAACCATCGAACTCTCCCAGAACGTCTGTGTTCCATATTGTAAGTACTGTTGGATAAAGTGAATTCCCACCTTTGATTACTTCTATCGAATAAGCTACAAAACCGTAGTTTTGACCATTCTTACCTATATATGTACCTGTTGTATAATACGAACCTCGTGGTAAACAAGATTTTCTTTCATTGATGTATGAAACTGTACCTGATGCAAGAAGTTCTAATAATGCTTGATAACCTCCATTAAATGGGGGGTCTCTTTCAATCATATCTCTGTCGTTCATTTCTTGAAAGTACATTATAGTTGGATTTCTTAGATTAACAAAATAGTCCACTAAGTTTGCTGCATTTTTCCAATATGCTCTTCGATCTGGGTTTTTATTTTGTGCTACAAAGTATGCTTCACTGCCTGTCGCAATACCCAAATCACTAGCAAAACTCATATTATAAGTTAATGCTGTTAAAGGTTGTTCTATTTCTTTTAGAAAAAACTCCATAAACACCGGTTTGTGGTCAGATGTTTTTGAAAATCTAGGGGGTATGTAAACTTCTGACGGTGATTCTGAAACTTCCGATGATTGGGACATTAGTTTATAATATTTAATATATTATTTTATTAAAATATTATACATTATTATAATATGGCAAAAACAAGAAAAGTTGGAAAACGGAGAAATTTAAGAAAAAAACAGAAATCTAGAAGGCAAGCCAAAGGTTATGAGCAAATGGCTCCAGCTTATTTAGCTAAAATGCTAAACAAAGTAAGTTTAGATACATACAATCAAGAATTTGTTGATAGTGGAGATCCATCAGTTGTGTCAAGAATTCTTTCACATTTACCAAAAAGAGATGTAAAAGGAGCAATACATAGAGCAGATAAAGCAGATTATGAGCGTCGTTTGAGAGAAGCACTTGTACTCAATAAAAAAATATTAAGTGATCAAGAAGCGTTAATAAAACAATTAAAAATGTCAGGTACAGATGGTCCTTCGCGCAGAACACGTAGTAGTGGTAGACATGCGACAGATCCAGTACTTGAAGATTTAGAATTAGAAGCGTATCATACTAGGTGGTCTATTATACAAATTGAAGGTTTATTAAGAAGCATAGAAAGAAATGAATTAAATGATCTACCGCGTGGTTTTACTAATTATAGTGAATTTCGTAGAGAAGCACCTGGATGGGATATGCCAAGAATGACATATACAACAAGATTTAGACCACCCGGATATCCAAATTGGAGATAGTTTAATAATTTAATTATATATAAGTTTAGTTATTTTTGTTTTTATTTTTGTTTTCTGTGTTTTCTCGAATTAGCTCTAACTAATGGTCTTCTATGTGTTGCTTTTATGTTTCTTCTTCTTTTTACTTTTGTTTTGCGATATTTTTTTCCAGAAGCATTTGCTGCTGCGGCAGCCAGAATATCAAGTCCGGATAAAGGATGAGCTATGTCTTCTAGATTCAGTGATCTAACACTTTGACGTTGAAGAGGAGGTGGTATATGATGATTGGATGGAAATGGAGGCAGAGGTTGACTATGATAGCGAGGACTAGAAAGTGAACTACTAGAACTAGAACCACTGCTAGAAGTAGAAGTAGAACTAGAGCTACTAGAACGACTGCTAGAACGTGAAAGATTATATGCTGCGGGATTATCTCTTCGTTCAATACTTTGCGCTAAATTATCAATACCTGTACCTGTAAGAGTATATGTATCGGCAAGTAAAGCTATATTTTTTAAACTAGTTATTATAGTGTCAACATCAGTAGGTTTAATAGGTTCTCTATCAATCCATGTAAATTTTTCTCTTTGTGAAAGTATATGAAAACTATACATACTCATTTCTACTAGAGCTGTTGTAATTCTGTCACTAGTGTTGCCGTGTAGCAGGTGTCCAATTATAGTAAAAGTATCTCTAATATCATTTAAATCTTTATTTATTTGTTTAACAAATATTCTCAAGGAAATTAAACTTGGATGTGCTAAATATCCTGAAACAGTTCCGTTTGCCGCATCTCGAATAGCAAGTAGTTTTTGTTTCAAGCCTATTACTAGCCTATATTCTTCTGATATAGGCGACATTTTATATATAATAATATTAAATATGAAATGTTATATTAATATTAAATATGAAATGTTATAATATTTTATTTTTGATTTTATTTAAAAATATATTTTTTACATTAGTGTTTACGTTTTTTGCCTTTTTTATGTGTAAAACGCCGCTGTTTTTTACCGCGTGCAACATTTTCATTTATAGTTAACGATAAATATTCGCTATTCATTTCATCAAGTTCGTTTTGTAAATCGTTCTTTTGCTGTGTTAATGCGCTAATGTTGTCATTTAAAGTTGTATACTTTTTTTGTGCTCTAGTTATTGTTCGTAACATTGACTGTGCTTCTACTCTTAGTGGTCTAATATTTTCCTGAATATAAGCAGTGAGAGTTCCGTGAACACGATTTGCCTCAGTATAACGACTTCTTATACCTTCAACATCAGTGGGATTGGTTCTAGTATAATCATTATAGTGGTGTAATGACCTAGCATATTCATTTCCAAAATTACCATCCGTTTCTTCTTGATTACGTCGTGTTATTTCTTGAGTTAAATAGCGTATTCGTTCTCTAGCACTATTAGCCGTGTTATTTGCTAATATTGCTTTCTCATTAAATCTACTTATATCATTGTCTAATTTGGCTATTATAGTTCTAATTTTTGTTATTTCTCTAAATAAAGTTCGTGTTCTAAAAGCTAAACTTGGTTGGTGTGGTCGCGATGATACTCTTCTTTCAGTCATATTATTATATTATATTATATAATATATTATATTTTTCTAATTTTTATAGTCTTCTTTTTCTTGTGTTTTTGCCTTTTTTGCCTCTTTTATGAGTAGTGCGTCGTTGTCTTTTACCGCGTGCTTGATTTAACGCTCTATCACTCTTAAGTGCTTGTTCAAGTTTATGCTCAAGGTTGCTTATGACCCCTATTATATATTGTTGTCCTTGATATAAACTATGATGGTGTTCACTTGCTGTCCTATAAATTTCGCGTGCTATTTCTATTTCTGCTTTAACAGCTGCAATATTTGTTTTCACTAGTTGTTTGAAAGTATAACCAAGTTCATGAAGTCGTTTTTCAATATTATCAGTGTCTATGCCTCCGTTTTTTACAAGTTCATCATAACGTTGCTTTAATTCTTTATATTCCATGCCTAAGTCAGATTGCCTAAAATTATCACGAATAGTGTTTTTTAAATCCTCTTTTTGTTCAATAAAAGTTTCATAGCGCTCCTTATTGTCTTCTCTACGAGTTAGTGCGCGCTCAACTTCAACAGTTAGTGTGTCTAGTGCTCGTCGTTGCTGTCTTAAATCTGTTTCTAGCTCTCTAATTGTATTTCCCAAAATGGTTCTTCGCGTTTCTAAAATGCGTGTTTGTCTTATTATAGCACTTGGCAAATTACGTCTCCTTTCTTGTCTTTGACTAGCAGATCTTAAATGCATTCTTGAGGTTCTATGCTCATTAGTATTAATACTAGACATGTTATATTATATTAGACTAATATAATATTTTTGGTTTTATTTTTATAGTTTTTATAGTCTTCTTTTTCTTGTGTTTTTACCTTTTCTGCCTCTTTTATGTGTAGCACGATGTTGTCTTTTCTTGCCGCGTCCTCTATTTAATCTAGCTTCTTCATCAACTACAGCACTAAGAGCAGTTTCTAATTCTCTTAGTGTTGATATTAAATCAAGAAGTTCTCTATTTATTAAAGCAAACGCGTCCCTTGAAGCAAAAAACGCGTTTTCAGCTCTTTCTGCTTGTGTTGTTAAAGCATTAAATGCTTGACTACGTCTTTTATCCAGTCTTTCATGTAGTTTTGCGACTCTTGCTTCGGAACGTCTACATGCATCACTTGTAGTAGTATTATTAGCATAGTGTTGTTTTATTTTATATACTTCCTCTCTAAGCGCAAGTGCTAAATTAGATTGTCTCAAATTTCTATTTGTAGCAGAAGTAAGTCCTCGGTCATCTGCTGCATCTGCAGCGACTCGAAGTCGGCGCATATCTTCAGTAGCGCGATTACGCGCTAACTCTCCTTGATTAGTAAGGTCAGTTAGTTGTAATCTTAAAGGTATCAAACGTTCTTCTAATTCTCTTCTTTGCATTTCTAACTCTCCTAATCTTATATTTAGTGTATTAGGACTAAGTCTTTGTGTTCCTGCCATATTATAATATTATAATAATAATATTATAATAATATTAACTTTAATTTTTACCTCTTTAGTTCTCTCTTATAATTACAAATCTTCTAAATCTTCCAGTTGAGTTTTTAAATTATAAACTATTAGTGTTAGTCTATCTTCTTCCTTATATGCTGTAATATCGTCTTCGTTTGCTTTAGTATAAATTTGGTCTAATTTTTCTATTTTATCTATAAGAGCATAAAGTTTACCAATAGGACCAAAACGCAGTGTTTCAAGTTTTATTCTCATTAAAGAAGCGCTCGAGCGTTTCAACATGCTTTGACTTCTATTAAGTTCATCATATTTATTTTTTAAATCATCATATTTATCTAATTTGGATTGCCCAATAACTTTTTCGAGTTCATCGCGTTCGCCTTCTAGATCACCAAGTTTGTTGAACAGCTCTTCCTTGCGATCATGAATTGGTTGACTAGCTACTATATAAGCATCTAGTGCTGCTTGTGCTATTTTTAGTTGATTTGTTAAAGTTTGTTTTTTTCTCCCAATTGTTATATGTCTTGTTGGAACTGCACTGACTATTTTATTAACAATAGCACGTGAGTTAGCAGTTCGTTTAAACTTTTGACTAAGTAAACGCGCTACTTCCTTCTTATAAGGCGCGTTTTCTATTGCTTCTGTTACGTATGCTCTAGGTACGTCTTGAAGTATTTGTGATACAAGCATTGGTTCAACAAAAGTTTGATTATGACTACGTAAACTGGTAGCATCTAACATTTCTTTAAGTAAAAAGGGCACTTTGTCTTCTAGACCTCGCCCAAGTCTTTTTGGCCCAATTCTTTTTGACTTATGTTTTCTTTTAACTTGTTTACCAAGTTTTCTTGTTTTACGCATATATATTAAGAAAATATTATTTTGCTATTTTGCTAATTCGCACTATTAATTTATATAAATGATAAATAATAATAAATAGTCCAATAAACCCTAATGTAATATATGTTTCTTTAGTTAATTTTTGTTGCAATCCAAAATAGGCTAATACTAAAAATCCTGGAATAAATAGTATATAATGAGTAATGTAAAGTAAATTTCTCATATTTGTAAAGTCTAAATTAGGAAATGGAACAAATAATACTATTGCTAAACCCAATAATCCTAATAAATAATATATTGGTCTTGCTGACTTGTTTTGAAAATAACCAATATAAACTAATGATGCACCTATAACTAAAATATGTAGTATATTAACGTATTTCATTTGCAAATTTATTATTCCCATTTTATATTTTATATTTTATATAAAAACTATATTATTTTTTTAGATTTCCTATATAATATTTTGGTAAAATAGTTTTTTTTACATAACTAGGATGATTATTATTTAAAAATAACTGCGTTGCGTCTTTTCCAAGTGCTTGCATAATAATCTCTCCTCCTGGATGTTTTGGAATCCAAGAACTAATATTATAAACCTTATTATCAATTATTGTCCAAGCATCTTTTTTTGTATTATGTTTTTGTACTTCACCAAGTGTAAACATTTTTTTATTGTGTTCGCCCTTTTTACCGCCTACTTTGCGTGTATGTTTTAATGTTTTGGTCTTAACACTTGTCAATAAAATGTCACCTAATTTAACTATACAACTTTCAGATGTCATTAATGCTCCTTCACACCATGCCTGATATTTTGAATAATTCTCCCCAATAATAAAAACATTTGGCAAAGGATTTAATAATTTTGAACTTAAATAATCTGAATCTACGTTTTTTTTCCAACATGCCACACCAGCATCCCAAAAATACATTTTTATATATTTACTTGGCGGTACTTTTATGTTATAAATGCTAAAAAGTTGATTTAGTTTTATATTTAGTTTGTTTTTAACATAAGTAATTCCTTTTTTTGCACGCAATAAGTTCCAAAATCTTGCATTAGCACTATCACTATAACTAGACATAATTAGTCCATTGTTTGGATTAATAGGAATTACAAATTGGACTTCACTATTTGTAATAGTTTTTTCAATATTTTTAAACCAAAGTTCTTCATTTGTTTTATTATAAATTTCGTAAATTCTTAATAGATTTATAGAATTTATTGAATTTAAATCTCTCAAAAAAGGTTTAAATAAATCTAATTTTTCCAAACTTTGTTTTGGTATTGCACATATTACATATTTAGAATATACATTATAACCTTTTGATTTACTATAATTATTTATTACTATTTTAAATAAATTATTGTTATTACTATTTATTTTAGTTATATTTTCAACATTAGAGAGATTTAGTAGTGTTATATTTTTTGATTTATAAGATTTTGTTTTTTTTATAAGAACCAACATTCTCTCTATTATTTGCTCTAGTCCTCCATTTAATGTAAAAAATTTTGATTCATTATTATAATCATGTTTAAAATATTCAATAGCATCATAAGCATTAAATTCATTTAAATCTGAAGAATATTCAAATAGCGGTTCTAGTTTTTGAAAAAATGAAACCGACACATATTTTTTTATTAATTCACTTAAATAAAATTTTTGTAATACTGACTTGCCTAATTTGGAAACCAACGGACTAAGAATAAATTTGTATAATTTAGCCATAATAGTATCTTTAAAGTATGTTTTGTCGTGCACTTTATTATTTTCTGACACTTCTATATATGTTTTTGTATTTACTATATCAATAATTTTAGGTTTTAGATCAAGTTCATTTATCAAATTATTTATAAGTTTATGATGATGACCTAGTCGTCCTGCACCCAAATCCATAATATATTCTTCGCCATCTATAGTTTCTTTATATGAATATATTCGCCCACCATAACGCTCTCCTGACTCTAATAATAGAATTTTTAGTTGTGAAAATGTTTTAGACAATTTATATAAAGTGTAAATACCTGAAATGCCGCCACCAATAATTACTAAATCATAATTGTTAGTATTATGAGTATTATGATTTTTTTTATTTTTTTGTGTATTAGTCATGTATCTATATTATTATGTTATAGATACATAATAATATAAAAAATAGTTTATAAAATAATTAGCAATCTCTCATTTTCTAATTGGCCAAACTATTAATAATTCTCATAGAATTAGTAACGCGCTCTCGTGCTCGTGTTAATTCTTCACTTGCTTCTTCTTCGGTTCTAAGTAATCTAATATAAGTTGGTGAATTTACACCTCTTAGTCTTCGAGTTCTATTAGATCGTTCGTAGTTATTTGTGCGCTCCTGGGCATTAGTTAATGCTTGTGTTGCCAAGCGACGTTCTTCTAATGCTTGATTTCTATTACTTAATGCTTGTTCATATGTTATAGTTGGATTAGCTAAATGTGCATGGGGATTGTTAGGTATAACTGTTCTACATAATGGGCAACTAGCATGACCACTGCGTAAACTACGTTGTAAACATTCAGCATGGAATCGGTGAGTACATCCTAATCTTGTAATAGCTTCATCTTTTGTCATTGGATCATGACAAATTGCACATTCATTAGTTTTTTCTAAATTAGCATAAATTTGTTTAATTGAGCGCGAATGGCGTTTTCTAGTTTGTTTGCCCCTAACACGTTTTTGAATTCGTGTAGCTGCTGACCTTTTTCTTGAGGATGAAGTACGTGTTGGTGAAGGCATATATTATATATATATATATATATATATATATATATATATATATATATATAATAAAATATAATAAAATATAATAAAATATAATAAAGTATAATATATTTTTGTTTACCATGGCCACCAACTATTTCTATTTCTACTTGTATTGTTATTTCTAATAGACTCTACAATTCCTGTAGCATCAGAGCTATTATTAGTTGCGTCTACTGTTAGGTCATTAGTTCTGTTATACATTTCCTCTAAGAATTCATAATATGTTCTATTATCAGTATCAACACCACCATAAGTCCTATAGTTATAAAATCGGTCACGAACTTCATTATGGACAGTCGTTATTGCTGTTTCAATTAATATTGCTCTTGTTTCATAATCTAATGCTCGTTGTAAAGGTGGAAGAGTTGAGTCTTGTAATTCTTCTAGTTCTTCACCTACTTGTTCTATTTCTCTTCCTAACCGTGCTATTGTTTCCTGTAGTTGTGTTTGTTCTGTTTGTGTTAGTTGTGGTAATATTATAGGTGCTTGTCTTGATGTTTGTGTTTGTGGTTTTATATTGGTTACACGTCTTTTACAATTAGGACATTTTTTCTTACGACTAGTCATCCATTTTTTTATACAATCACTATGAAATCTATGTCCACAAGGTAATAATGTAGCAACCTTTTCAGTCATAGGTTCTAAACATATTGAACAGTCATTATCTACTAACATATTACTTCTTATTCTAGTTATTAGTTTCCTAGTTGTGTTACCTCTAACTCTCGACTGAATTCTGCGCGTTGCTTTTAGTTTGGTTACTTGTTTTCTAGTTTGTTTGCCCCTAACACGTTTTTGAATTCGTGTAGCGGCACTTCTTTTTCTCGATGATGAACTACGTGTTGGCGAAGGCATATTATATATATTAAAATATAATAATATATAATAAAATATAACACTATAAAAAAATATAACACTATAAAAATATAACACTATAAAACTATTGAAATATTACATATACGCCGCAAACTCTATATTTGCAATATGACTGCAAATTCTATCAGCGTTACGCGCATTGTCTCGCGCGCGTGTTAATAATTCAGAAGTTATAAAAAACATATTGCTAACATCTTGCTCCAGTGTTTCATCATTTATGTTTAAACTTCTATAGTTATTGTAATTATAAGAAGCTTCATTATAGAGTCTACGTACATAATATTCGGTTTGGTCTGCGCTATATTGATTACTTAATGAATCATTGAAAGTTATATCTGGAATTTCTGGAGGGTCGGGTAGTTGTGGTCTTAGTCCTTCAATTTCGCGTTCCCATAATTCTATTTCGTGCATACGTTCTAATATACGTTGTCTTCGTAATATTGGGTCTAATATTAATGGTTCGTATTCAGGTTCTGGTTCTTGTTCTAATTCTTCTTCTATAGAAATATAAGGTATGTTAGTTATGCGTTGCTTACAATTAGGACATTTTCCTTGACTTCTAACTAACCAATTTACTATACAATCTTTATGAAATCTATGACCACAAGGTAATGCTGTTGCAGCATTTTGAGTCAAAGGTTCTAAACATATTGAACAATCATTATTTGTTAACATATTAGTTCTTACTCTTTTCATTACTTTTCTAGTTTGTTTTCCCCGAACTCTTGACTGAATTTTACGACTTGCTTTTAGTTTGGTTACATGCTTTCTAGTTTGCTTACCCCTAAATTGTTTTTGAATTTTTTTAACTGCCGAACTTCTTAGTCGCGAAGAACTACGTCTTTTTGAAGGCATACTAAATTTATATTATATACTATAAATAATATAATATATAAAACTATAAAAATAGTGTAAAAGATTATAAAAATATCAAGATTAACTAGTTAACATTAGTGAACCAAGATGGTTTGAAATTCGTAGAGCATTAATCGCATCATATGTTGCAACTTCTAATAAATTAGAAGTTCTATTAAAAACAGCATCAATGTGTTGTTCTGCTATTTCATCGTTAGTACTTGGTCTATCTTGTGTGTTAAAACTTTCATAGTTAGTATAAAGAGTATATGCTTCATTATAAAGACTTCTTAAAGTAGTCTCAGTATCATTTGCTGTTACTTCATTAACTACTGCCTGTTCATAAGTTATATTTGGAATTTCTGGCGCATCAGGCAGTAGTTCTCTCAGTCGTTCTATACTTTGTTCTATAACATCTAGTTCTTGATTGCGTACTATTAGGTGTTGTATTAGTTGTAGTGGTTCTAAATCTAATAGTTGTCTTCGTTGTATTGGATCTAATATATATTGTGGTGGTGGTGGCAGTGGTGGTACTATTTGTCGTTGTGATTCCTGTGTAGAAATATAAGGTATATTAGTTACAACCGCCCTACACTTAGGACATCTTCCACCAGTGCTAGTCAATGAACGCTTTATACATTCTTCGTGAAATCTATGTCCACAAGGTAACGCAATACGAACATCTGTAGTCAAAGGTTCAAGACATATTGGACAATCATTAATTGTTAACACAGTATTTTTTTCTCTATTTATTACTTTTCTAGTTTGTTTTCCGCGAACTCTTGACTGAATTTTACGACTTGCTTTTGACCTTAGCCTTTTTCTACTTCTAAATCGTTTTTGAATTTTTTTAACTGCTGAACTTCTTAAACGTGATGAAGTACGTGTTTTTGAAGGCATACTAAATTTATATTATATACTATAAATAATATAATATAATATAAATTATATATATAAATTATATTTGAAATTTGTGGTAAATCAATTAAGTATACTAGTTACATTTGCTCTACATACAGGACATTTTCTTTCAGTTCCAGTTAATGCTGGCCTTATACATGCTCGATGGAATCTATGTCTGCACGGAAATAATGTAACAACATTTTCAATCATAGGTTCTACACATATTGGACATTCAATATCTGTTGGTATGGTAGTTTTTATTCTACTTAGCAGTTTTCTAGTTTTTTGTCCTCGAAATCTTGACTGAATTTTTCGTGTTGATGCTCTTTTATTTTCAACTAAATGTGAAACTATTTGTGATACAAGTGATGGATCTCCGGGGTCATCAAATTCTTGACCATATGTTCTTAAATGAACATCATTTAACTTTTTAGAAAGCAAAGCAGAAACTGCTTCCTCATATGCTTTCTCTTTTTCCTCATAAGCTTTCACATATGCTTTATCATAACCTTTTGCATACCTTCTTGATTTATGGTTTTTTACTAAATTTCTCTTTTTTCCAACTTTTCTTGTTTTTGTCATATTATAATATTAAGATATAATATATTAAGACTATAAAAATAGTAAAACATTACATAAGGTCTTGATGTTCATCATCACCAAGTTCATCTACACTTTGCGTTGCATTATTCCTAAGCACTTGCGCGCGATGTAATAAATCAAGCGTTACATAATACATATTAATAACATCTTGGTCAAGTGTTCCATTTGTTCTAACATCTCTATAGTTTTGATAATTTTCAGAAGCTTCATAAAATTGTCTTCGTATTTCAGTTACAAGTTGGCGTGCGTTATGTTGAATATGTAATGCTTGATTTAAAGTTATATTTGGCATTTCTCTTGGGTCAGGTAGTTGTGCTAATCGTTGTTCTAGCATTTCAATTTCTCGCAACCGTTGTAATATATATTGTCTTCGTTGTGTTGGGTCTAATATTGCTGGTGGTGCTGGAGGTGCTTGTGGTTGTTGTTGCGAAAGCGGAACATTACCAAATGTTCGATTTGCTCTTCCTTCTGGTACATATGGTATATTAGTTACAACACTCCTACACTTTGGACATTTTCCACTAGTGCTAGTCAATGAACGTCTTATACAGTCTTTATGAAATCTATGTCCACAAGGTAATGCAATACGAACATCTGTAGTCATAGGTTCAATACATATTGGACATTCATTAACTATTGTACTAGTATTTTTTTCTCTATTTATTACTTTTCTAGTTTGTTTTCCTCGAACTTTTGACTGAATTTTACGACTTGCTTTTGACCTTTGTCTTTTTCTACTTCTAAACTGTTTTTGAATTTTTCTAGCAGCAGAACTTCTTAGTCGCGATGACCTACGTGTTTGCGAAGGCATATATTATATTATAATATAATATAATATATTATTATTTTATGCTATATTATATAATTTTATGCTATATTATATTATTTTATGCTATATTATTTTATAAAGAACTAATACTTTAATTCACCTTCTTCCATGTATTAACGCATTAGCACGATTACTAGCACCCATAGTTGCTCTGCTTTGTCTAGGTGCTTCTTGTAATCGTAGATACGTTTGAAACCATGCTTGGGTCCGTGCATCTGCAAGCACTGCTCGTTCACTGTATGGCAAGTTATTAATTAGTATATCTATTTCATTTAATAAGCTAATTGCCTCAATCATAGTAGCAGAATTACGCAATCCTGCTATTAATGCGTTAACACGATTAACAGTAGTATTAATATTAGAACTAATAGGCATTGAAATAAGCCTTTGTAGGTGATACGGTCTTTCTGGTTCTATAGATGTTCTACATAATGGACAACTTGGATTAGTATCACTCCATTGTTCAATACACTTTCTATGAAATTTATGACCGCAACGAAGCGTTTTTGTAAGTCTTGGGTACAACATATTACCATAACATATAGGACATGCTTCAAGATTTGGATTTTCTAACGCTTTTCTAAATTTTTTTTGAATTCTTCTTGTAGCAAGTCTTTTAGAGTTTATTTTTGATAAATCTGCTATTGCTTGTTCTCTTCTTTTTCTTTTTTTGAACGTTTTTTGAATATGTGTAATGACTTTTGTTCTTGGACTTAAAGAAATGCGTCTTGGACTTAAAGATGGTGCTGTTGGATCTAAAGCTGCTAATTCTTCTTGAGGTGCCAGTGTTATTATATTTATAGCTCTTCTTGTTGCTAAGCTATTTTCAATATTTCTTCCAATATTTCTTAATTTTGTTGTTTTATTTCTTATAAAGTCCATATATATTAGTATAATATATTTTATAAATATTATAAAATATATTATACTAATATATAGCATGAATTCTAGCAAGTCAAATTTAGCAGCTAAAAATAAAAAACCAATTTTTAAAAATAATAATTTGACGCAATTATTTAAGTTAATAAACGAAAAAAGAGGATTTTTTGCTTTAATTTTAGCAACTTTAGTGGCTCAACTTTATATTACTTATTATGTAAGTGAAAATATTAAAATAGAAGATGAAGATGAGAAAAATAAAGATACTAAAAAATTCAACAGCAAACTTATTGGAGCATATGTAGCAATTTTTGTCATAATTCTAATTTTGGCATTCATTACTATGCCTCCTTGGTTAAAATTTATATTATTTTCTCTCTTTTCTTGTGCATTTGGTGTAATTTTAGGATATAGAAAATCAGGATTAGATCCTGGTATTGTTAAAAGTGCTTTAGTCGGAACAGCTAGTATTTTTGTTACTATGTTTGCTTTTGGACTAGCATTAATAGCAAGCGGTATTAAATTAGGTTTAACATTTGGACTTGGTTTATTTTTTGCTTTATTATTTTTAATAATTATAAGCATTGTCCAATTTTTTATTACTGAATCTTCATTTTTAAAAAAAATAATAGTGATTGCTTCATTAATGATATTTTCGTTATATATTATGTATGATACTAATAGTATATTACAACGCAATTATAATGGAGACTTTATAACAGCATCATTGGATTACTATTTAGATATAATAAATATTTTTAGCGGATTATTAAGTGGACTTGAGTTTGATGATTAATTAATCAAATTTTATTTATAACTATATTAACATCATTTGCAAACTCTTCGACCAATGGGTCATTTTTATAATCATTTATATATTTTATTTTTGAAATACCACTTGAAACCATAAGTTTCATACAATTATAACACGGATAATGACTAATATATGCTATACATTCATTACAACTAACTCCTCGTTTTGCACAATCAGTAATTGTATTTTGTTCTGCATGAATAGTAGCAATATTATGATTATCTTTTATAATCATTTTATGTTGACATCCAGCAATATAACCATTATAACCTTGTGCTATAATGCGATTATCTTTTACAAATAAACAACCAACTTGAAGGTGTTCGCAAGAAGAGCGGGAAACAGTTAAATTAACAATACTTTTAAAATATTCATCCCAAGATGGTCTATTATTCATAATTATTATAATAACTATAATAATTATAATTATGAATAATATTTATATAATTATTATTATTATTTATGGTATAAATTAATGGTATAAATTAATGGTATAAATTAATGGTATAAATTAATGGTATAAATTTATGGTATAGGAATAAATTTCCACCCTAAATCTTCACATATTTTCTTCCATATTTGGTCTTGTTCTATGCGTTTTTCACGATCTTTTAACATAGGAAAATACGGTAAAAAACTGCGTTCATTTAACAATTCACATAATTTATATAATGTATAATAATAGTTTAAAAAATTAACCCTATCTTTAGGACAATATTTAGAATAAGGTTTTTGTAATTCCATAAATAAATTACACAATGTTTCTTCAAGTTCTGCACTCATTATTGGTGGTCTTATTCCTAACTTATCTTTTATAAATGGAATATGTTCATAATATTTATTGTAACCCAAGTTTTTCAATATTTCTTTGGTTTTCTTATTTGTTAAGTCATTAAGACTTATACGTTCTTTTTTGATTTGATTTTTAATATTTTCAAATACTTCATCAGGTATATTTGTGCTTTCTTTTGCTTGAAACTGTGCTAATATTTCTTTTAGATGATTTATTCTTTTATAAGCATAAAAGCATACCTCTTTTGGTGGTTCTTTATAAGAAGGTTTATCTATTTCAATTAAATATTTAATACTATTAGAGCAATTACTACATATAGACATTCCTTCACTTTCTACGTATACCATTTCTCCTCTTTTACATACATTACATATATCTGATGGATAAATAAATTTATCATAATTTAAATATTTAGAATCAATATTGTTGAAATATTTATCAATAAAATTATTATTGCTTGTTTTAATATAATTTTCATCTGTTATTTTAGCATTATTTGTTTCATTATTTATAGTATTGTTTGATTCATCTGAAATATTTAATGAAAAAAATTGTTTTACTATATTATTTTTGTCTGAATTCTCAAATGTATCATTAGTAGAAATATTCTTTTTATTTTCAAAATAATCAAATATGTATCTAGAATTATTTAGATAATAATTCTTTTCTTTATTCTTGAGAGATTTTATTAAATTTTTATACTTATTAATATTATCTACTATTTCCAATTTATTTTTTGATTTATTTAACATAACTTCAAGTTTATCAATTTGTTTTAGATATTTAGGAATAACTACTTCTTCATTATGTTTGAAAGATTTTATTATTTCATTATGTTTGCTATCCAATGTAGTTTTAATAGCATTAAATTTTTTCATTTACTAGAGATTATATTTTTAATGTAGTAAAAATTTATATGATAATATTTTTAATTAATTAATTTAATTTAATTAAATTAATTAATTAATTAAATTAATTTACAAAAAATTTTTTTCTTTAGGAATATTATAAAAAAATGGCTGGTGGATTAATGCAATTAGTTGCCTATGGCGCTCAAGATGTTTATTTAACAGGTAATCCTCAAATTACCTTTTGGAAAGTAACTTACCGTCGTCATACCAACTTTGCGATGGAATCAATTGAACAAACTTTTAATGGTCAAGCGGATTTTGGTCGCCGCGTTACATGCACCATTTCACGTAATGGTGATTTAGCTTACCGCACTTACTTACAGATTACTCTTCCTGAAATTGGCCAATCTTTAGGTAATACTTCCGCAACAAGAGGCGAAGATGTATATGCCAGATGGTTAGATTTCCCAGGCGAGCAATTAATTTCACAAGTAGAAGTTGAAATCGGTGGTCAAAGAATTGACCGTCAATACGGTGATTGGATGCATATCTGGTGCCAATTAACTTTATCAAAAGAACAAGAACGCGGATACTATAAAATGATTGGTAATACTACTCAATTAACCTATATTTGTGATCCAGACTTCGCCGAAGTTGATGGTCCTTGCTCTGCTGATGGCATTCGTCAAGTTTGTGCTCCACGCAGAGCGCTTCCAGAGACAACCCTATATGTTCCATTACAGTTCTGGTATTGCCGTAATCCTGGTTTAGCTCTACCTTTAATTGCTTTACAATACCACGAAGTAAAAATTAATTTAGACATTCGCAACATTGAAGAATGCTTATGGGCTGTAGATAGACTTGATGGAACTGGTGAAAAAGTTATTAGCGCATACAAACAATCTTTAGCTGCGGCATCTTTATTCGTTGATTACATTTTCTTAGATACTGACGAACGCAGACGTATGGCACAAAACCCACACGAATACTTAATTGAACAATTACAGTTCACAGGCGATGAATCGGTCGGTTCGTCATCAAATAAAATTAAATTAAATTTAAATCATCCTTGCAAAGAATTAATCTGGGTCGTTCAACCAGATTCGAATGTTGATTATTGTTCTTCAATAACAACTGGTACCGAACTAAATAAACTATTGGGTGCTCAACCGTTCAACTACACCGATGCATATGATGCCTTACCAAACGCGGTTCATGCTTTTGGCGGTAAAAATGCAATTTCTACATCTGGAACCGGTGCTACTAGCAATGCTTTTATTAATGCTAGTGGAATGTTCCAAGATCCATTTGCTAATGATGTTTTGGCAAGCGGTACAAATGGATGGGGTGGTGCTACTAATGCTTCAGAGTCGGGTGTTTCGGATGCTGGCACTTTCGTTTTAGCCGAAACTGCGTTAGATATGCACTGCTGGGGTGAAAATCCAGTTGTTGTTGCCAAATTACAATTAAATGGTCAAGACAGATTCTCCGAGCGTGAAGGCACATATTTTGACTTAGTTCAACCTTTCCAGCACCACACTCGTGCGCCAGACACCGGTATTAATGTTTACTCGTTTGCTTTAAGACCTGAAGAACATCAGCCATCTGGCACATGCAATTTCTCACGAATTGACAATGCTACTTTACAGTTAGTTTTATCTAATGCTACTGTATCCGGTGTAAGCACTGCTAAAGTAAGAGTTTATGCTGTGAACTACAACGTTCTCCGCATTATGTCGGGTATGGGTGGTCTTGCTTACTCGAATTAAATAACATGCTTATTTCAATTTCAATTAAAGTTTTATTTTTTTTATAAAATAATAAAACTTTGGTGCTTATAAATATATATTTTAAAATATATAAGCAGAACTTATGAAAACATCCTTAGTGGTTAATAGTTTTTATATTACATATATTTTTTTAATTACTACATCAGTAATTACATTTATTGAAGCATTACGAAGTCCTATTCCACAAGTCCGTCATATTTTGAATTTAGAAACATGTATTTCGATTATTGCTAGTTATTTTTATGGATTATTTATTGTCGAAATAGATAAAACAAAAAAAGACGAATCTATAAAAGATGATAATAACGATTCTATTGATAATCTTCCTTTAGAAAAAATTAATAATATGCGTTATTCGGATTGGGTAATTACCACTCCTTTTATGTTATTGGCGCTTTCCATGTTATTAGGTTACGAAAATAAAATACCAGTTAGAATTAAACCATTTTTATTAGTCATATTTTTTAATTTTTTAATGTTGGGTTTTGGATATAGCGGAGAAATAGGTTTGCTTAATAGAAATTTAGCAAACTTTATAGGTTTTATATTCTTTTTTTTTACATTTGGCACCCTATGGAAACTTTTTATGACATGTTCAAAAGCAACATATCAATCTAAATTAATATTTTGGTTATACATAGGATTATGGTCTTTATATGGTGTATTTTATCAGTTAAATGAAGCAACTAAAATGATAGGATATAACATGTTAGATTTGACTGCCAAAGCATTTGTTGGAATTTTCTTCTGGTTATATTTAACAAAATCTGTAGTATTTTAATGTATTAATTTAATATAAATGACTGATTTATCAAATATAATGATAAAAAAAGAAGATAGTAAGAGAGAAAGAAAGCACAACGCTATAAAATTGCCGGAAAATATACAGCAATATGATTTACCCATTTATGTTAATTATTATAAAGAATGCTATGACCAAAAAAATAAATGCTATAGAGAATATTTTAAAATAGAAAAACATCCTCACAATATAGAGAATAAATTATATGTATCATCTAAATCAAATAAAATAAATATATTAGAAAAATTAGAAGAAATAAAAAAAATGTTATTAATTATCGAAGAAGAATATGAAATATGTAATAAAAAAAATGAAATAGAACAAGTTATAGAAGGCGAGGAAAAAGTTAATAATTCACAAAATAAAAAAAATCCAATAGTTTTGCCCAAATATATTAGTATTAGAAAACATGAAACACATGCTAGTAAATATTATTTAATATATGATAAAAAGTCAGGAACTAAAAGAAATACATTAAAAGCATTATGTTCAAATTTAACATTGTTAAGCACAAACTTGGAACTATTTATAAAAAAAATAGAGGAAAAATTCACAAGATAATACATTATATAAATTATATAAATTATATAAATATATTATTACTATTATTTTTGTAATGTTTTTAAAATTAAAAAATTATAAATTCAAAATATTACTTTTAAATGATGACATAATATATTTAGTTAATAATTTAACAAATATAAAGTGTCATGTGTGCAATAAAAAATATAAACTACAAGACGATTTTTATAAAAAACAAAGTAAATTTTATTATTGCTCTAAAAATTGTTATAGTTTTATTTAATTAAAATGGATTTTTAGCTTCTATTATCCATTGAATACTTTTTTTATCTAAAATTCTTGTATTATTAAAATGTTTTTTTAATAATTCAAGAATATTTACACTTTTTGGGCCTGGCAGGTCGCATTTATAGACTTCATCAGCAATACCTATATACACTAAACCATCTATATTTAAGAGTTCTTTAATTTTATTCATTACATTATTGTATTGTAAATAAGGCATATTCCATAAAAAGCATGTAATTACATCAAATTTATTAGAATTGTCAATTGTTAATAAATCTTGTTTTAAAAGTATAATTTTTTTAGTAACCCACATTTCATGAAAATGTGAAGAATCTATATCAATACCTAATACACTTGATGCGCCAACTTTTACTAAGTTTACACAATTTGCTCCATTTCTTGTTCCAATATCTAAGCAACTTTTATTAATAAAATTACAACTATTTTTCAATAATTGTTTGTAAACATCGTTAGCATAATAATTATTAATCATTTTTTAATAAAAAATATATTAAAATTTATAATATCAATTTTTTAAACAATTCAATTTATGCTTTATGCTTTATGCTTTATCATTACCACAAATTATTATAATAAATTTCACTTATTACTTCTATTAATTCATTTGCTAATTTGTCCTCATTAATATCAAAGAAGCATTGTATTTTGTCAAGAATTAACGATGCTTTATCGTCTGGCCATAACTCCCTATCTCCTGGTTCGCGTAATAAAGTATTATATACATAAGTTATTACAGGAATGTCTTCACAAGTTATGCTAACTTTCTTTATATATTCAATATAATCTTGAACAAATGGTAAATCTATAGTAAATGTTACATCAGTAAATGTTTGAGGTTCTAATGCCATCCTATATTTTAAATATTCAATTATTAAACATTCATTAGCATAAGCATCACAAATAGTTTGCGCACATATGTTTTTAAATTTATTTTCTATAAATGCTCCTGTCAATAATTCAATATTAAGATGCGGTTCATAATTAGTTTTTTCAATTAACATTTGTTGCTTTAGCATTTTATAGTAAATATTGATTAGCAATAAAAATAAATATATAATCAATTTTTTTTTAACAAATTAATTTTTATTTATTAAAACTATTAAAACAAAAAAAATTGATTTAAAATTATTTTAACATTAACAGTAATATTAATATATTATGGCGCTATTTACTCAAGAGGTTGTTGCTATTATTGACCGTTCCGGTTCTATGTGTGGTAAGGAAGAAGATACTATTGGTGGAGTAAACTCTTCGCTTGAAATTATTAAGCAAGATTTAAAACCCAATGAATGTGTAAATGTATCTATTAAGTTATTTGACCATGAAGAAAAATTGTTAATTAGATCATTAAATATTACACAAGTTAGACCAATTGAACTAAGACAATTTGTTCCGCGAGGGCAAACAGCATTATATGATGCTATTGGTTTTACTCTTACATATTTTATGGAGAAAAAACTTCATAATCCAACTTGCTACGACAAGTGTTTAATTTATGTTGCTACAGATGGGTGTGAAAATTGCAGTAAAAAATTTAATACGAAGTCTCTTAAAAAACTTATTACAAGTGCGCAAGAATCATATAATATTGAACTCATTTATCTAGGTGCTAATCAAGATGCTATTTTAGAAGCATCAAGAATTGGTATTTTACCAACTCATGCAATTAATTATAGTGAAACACAAGATGAGTGTATGTCAGCATATAGGTCTGTTGGAAATGTTGTAAATAGGCAAAAAAGTAGTATGAATACCGCATTTACACAAGTAGAACGCGAAGAATCATATAATGTTTCCACACCACCACCAACTCCTCGTAGTTCTCATCTTGAACCACCGCGTTTAAGGCGTCAAACAAGTATTAGAGCCGATGACTATAAATAAATTCTAAGTTGTCTTGATTTATATCAAAAATAAAATAAAATAAAATAAATTTTTTTTATATAATATTTCATAAAAATATTTTATAAAAATAAAATGAAAGAAGTTTGTATTTACATTGGGTGGGGTTCGAACCCACGAGGCTTGCGCCATGCGAACTTGAGTCGCACCCCTTAGACCGCTCGGGCACCAATGCTTAAAAAATGAATAGATTGCTACAATCTATTAATTTAACTTGTAAAATAATCTTTATATTATTTTTTTAATAATATTATATCATACATATACAAAATTATTTCTTATATGTTTATTAATATGATAAAATAAGGGAGCATAAAATATTGAACTAATATTTATTATATATAACTTAACTTGTTGTTGTTTTTTCATATATACATAAACATACTTAATATCAAATGTTCCAAATGTTGCCCAATAACACCATAATAAATTAGTTAAACATCCTACTAATGAATGATAAAATGTAACATTTTTAGGTATATATATATTTACATATAAGAATGGTAAATCATGTAAAATAATATTTCCAATGTGAAAAATAGGCATTGGCAAATTTTTTCTAATAGCCATTCTCTTAAAACTTGTGTTATCCATAAAATATGCACCATTAAATGTAAAAAAAATTAAATGATTCCAACAATAACATATACTATATAAATAATCATAATCTATATAATTGTTATAAGGTTTTAAATGACATAAAGTAAATAATGCCAAGTTAATATTTGTAAAAGGTATAATATTCTCTCTAATAATAAACTCCATTATTAGTGTAATAATTTTAAATTTTTAATTACTAATTAAGAGTAATAAATATTTAAATGCTATTGTTTCATAATTATTTGTATAATGTTTTTCTATAAATTTCTTTTTTCTATATTTTATATAATATATTATATAAAATGCCAACTAGACAGGCGCCATCAGAAAGTGCTAATGACTTTGTTTTAGGGACTAAGAAACGCGGTAATGATGGCAATATGTGGATCATAATACAAACAAAAAATAGTAAGCGGTGGTCTAAAGTGAATAAAACAAAAAAGACAAACAATCAAGGAACTAATCAAAAAAAAACAAAAAAATATATTATTCATAAAAGCAAAAAAGATGACATTTCAGTAGATAAATTAAAACAACTACTTAAAAAATATAATGTAACAACAAGTGGTTCCAAAGAAAAGATGGCTCAAGGGTTAGTTAGAGTAAGCAATTTTTTAATTGAAAGTAATGATTTAGAATTAATTTATAATTTATTAGATAAAACCCAACAAAAAAAAGCAACAAAACTCATACAAGATAGAATTAATAAACCAATTACTAATTATAAAGGAATGTATGAAATAAATAAAAAACCAATAAGTTCTATGACGCGAGATGAGTTAATAAAGAATTTACAAAAATTTAGAGACAGTTGGGAAAAAATTACTACGCGAGATACAGATTTATCAGATGAACGTTTAAATGATGAACCAACTCACCAATTACGAAACTTAATTAAATTTTATTATAGCGACAGCGCAAAACTGTCAGCTGAAGATTGGTTGCGTAAATATGTATAATGATTAGCAAAATTAGCTATATTATTTTTTATGCTTATTAATAATATGTTTTTATAGTATGTATGATAATTGTAAAATAATTAGTCATAAAGGACCACATAAATATAGTCTTATTATGTTACATCCTATGTATTCAGACGTGTGTTATTTTAATGATTATATAGACTATTGTACTACAAATTATAATAATATAATCGAACATTGTAAGATTATTATGCCACAATCGCCATTAATGACTATTGACTATCCTAATAATAAGCAATATAACGTTAGGTCGTGGTATAATTATTATAGTTGTTATAATAATTTAAATAAGGTCGACAAAATAAGCATTGACGACTTTAATGAGCAAACATCTAGATTAGTTAACATTATAAATAGTGAAGCTGCGATTTTAAAGAGTTATAAAAGCATATTTATAATAGGCGTCTCTCAAGGTGGAACACTATTATTCAATATATTAAATAAACTACCTAATCCATTAGGAGGACTATTTTGTATTAAATCGTTATATATGTATAAATATATAAGATTAAGAAAAAATAGAACCACACCATTATTTTTTTATAGCGGAACTAATGATGAAATCTATAATTTAGAAT